CATAATGTCTAATCCATCAAATCTATATGCCGAAAAAGTCTTTGCTGAGCATCCGACTGGCCTATGGGCATTGGATGACAAAGCAGACTATATTTCTTTAATTTCAGAGGCTGATAGAGTTTTGTCTAATTCAGCAAAATGGGGCATAACTGGTGGTACTGTTTCTGCTTATCCTCAGTCAGTCGATGAGCCATTTACTGGAAGTTATGTAGGTAAAATAACTGCTACTCCAACAAGCAATGATTTTGCATCTGTGGTTATGATAAGTAAAGAAACAGAAGAAACAAAAAATTTACAAGACCTTAACAAGTATTTAAAAACATTTTCTGTAGGCGGATACTTCTATTCTGAAAGTTCCTACATATCTGGTTTTGAAATTGGGTATCAATATGATGATACAACAAGTGGAGAAACCATAACTCATCTCAAAAACTATGACACAATTATAAACAATAGTTGGGTTTTTATCTCAGAAACATTTGACACCCCACCTGATGATACAAAAATAAGGCTTGTCTTTAAAATTAACTTTCTTGGTGGATCAGAAACAGAAGATGTTTTTTTAGTAAATGGTTTAACTTTTGGACAGTGGTCCGAAGAATTCGCATCTACATCTCTTGGAGTAAGCCCAATAGACATATCTGATAAAAATATTGCAATTACTACACAAGACGCAATAGTTGCAAAATGCTATGGGTTGCAAGAGTTAGATGGGTATTACTTAGTCTCTGACAACATGCTCAAAGCAAAAAATGTAGGAGTTCCTATGGTTTACGGAACTTCGGGTCTAACAGCGATATATCCAAATGAGAATGATCCCTCTTTAATAATTCCTGGAGTAGGCTTACTAAATGAGTCTGGAAAGTTTAGACAGTACACGCTAGAGGCTTGGATTAGAATAAATTCATACAGCAGCGAAAGAAAAAGAATTATTGGTCCAATCGCATCATCCGACGGTATATATGTAGATGGACCTTCAATAGGACTAAGAATTAATAATGATTATAAAACATACTATGTTGGCGAATGGACAAGGCCAATGCTGGTACATATGAAAATTGGAGAAGATCTTGCTTCACTTCTTATAAATGGGCAAGAAGTAATATCTTTAACCTATTCAACAGAATCTCTTTTATTGCCAACCATGACATCGCAAGGCAAAGATCAAGACTGGATAGGGTTCTACGCATATGAAGACATATCTCCAATAGAGTTAGATTGTGTTGGAATTTATCCATACCTTGTTTCATCCTCAGTTGCGAAAAGAAGATTTGTTTTTGGTCAGGGTGTTGATATACCAGAAAACATTAATACATCGTATAGCGGAACTTCTGTATTTATTGATTATTCTTTTGCAGACTACACGGCAAACTATTCGTATCCAAATATTGGTTCTTGGGCTCAAGGGTTTAGCGATAATATGGGTGTGTCTAAGGGTACACTTTTTGCTTTGTCACACCCTCTTCCACAAATAGTATTGTCTTCAGGTACAAAAGAAGAACTGTTTTTAGATTGTAAAACTGCTCAGACACCAGGAACAAAAGAATTTTTTTCATTTAAACCAGACAGTTCTTGGAACCTAGTCTCTGGTTATTTGTTTTTTGAAAATTTTGATTTCCTCAATACTCCAGTTTCTGGTTTTTATGGATGCTTTGAGTTGCCAGAAAGTTCGAGTTCTGTTCAAACACTTTTTAGAATTGAAAAAGAAAACACCAAAGACTATTTCTTAATACAACTTTTAAACAATCAGATATCTTATAAGATAAGTTCCAGTGGAACTGAAGAAACTATATACACCCCTCTTCTTGCAGTTCCAGGAGAGATGGCTGATGTAGGCTTAGACATTCCAACATTTGTGTCAAAATTTGGAAATCCAGCGTCAAACTTCTTTGGATCTTTATCAGACTTAAGAATGTATGTTGGTGGAAACAAAGATGGACAGTCTACATTTAAAGGCAAAATTTATAAGGTTGGATTCTGTACAAAATACAATTTTCAAAAAATCAGGGGACTATTTAATGAGATAGGCGTCCCAATATGGAACGAAGACCTTTTTGCTATTTATCAAAATAGTCAGTTAATAGGCATCGATGGAGGAATAGACACAACCTCTATGCCACCATATGGAGGTTTAACAGATACGGTAAATGGAGGAATTTCTGGAGGTCCTGTTGTTATTTCAGAAGAAGACTCTCTTGTTGATCATATTGCAAGTTACACTCTTTTACCAGAAATAGTTTTTGATGAATACAAACTTGCAGTATCTACAAACGCATATTGGGAAGATCAACTTCCTCTTACATATTTTGCTGAGTCCGTTATTGATAAACGAGGGGATCAGTATTTTGACCTTGACTTTATTCAGTTTAATATAGACTACCCTATACCATCAAAGACTATAGCAATAGAGACAGATCCAGAAGAGTGGACATACGCAGAGTTGTCAGAACAATACGGAACCCCAGTACAAAGAACTTATACTTCTTTGGATAACTATCTATTTACTGGATACAACGACTACGAAGATTTAAAAAATAAAATATCAAAAGTATATAAGTATGACACAGATGATTCTCTCTTAAAGTCTTATGTAACTTTCCAATATACAGAATTAGGAGCAAACCAAACTTCTTTTTATTTTACAAAGACTGAAAGACCTTCAAGAGATGGGGTCTTAGTTCCTGGGGTAGACTGGATGACTACAAAGTACGAAGTTGTTAATAATATGATTATTTACCCACCAACTGGAGTTGATTTTAATGACCTTTCTATTGTTACACACTTAGAGGTAAATTTAAAAAATTCAGAAAGAAATAATATTATAATTAAAAAACTTTTTTACGCATCCCAAGCGCTTAACGAGTCTGACGCAAGTCCCATAGGAACAAGGTTTGGAACAGACATATATCCTTATACAAAGAGTGGAATTTATTATGACTTTAAAAAGAATAATCCATTTTCAATTTATACAGGTTCTTCTCCATATCTATATTTAACTAAGGATAGTGGAATACAACTAAAAGGAAAGTTTGATCCACTTATAAACAGAGGTCTTTTAATTCCAATCAATGAAAGTCGTGCAGAAGGATTTAAAGTTATAGCAATGCAGATGGCAGTTAGATTCGATGGGGACTATTTTCCATATGCTCCTACTCAAATATTTGAAATACAAAGTCAAGACTCCTACATAAAATTCTATATGGTTGCTTGCGATCCAACTGGAAGAAGAGCAAAGATCTATGCTTTAGATGCAAGGACAGGGTTAGTCCAAGACGGCATTGGGTTCTATTGGAATGGAAAAATAGTTAAAGAGCCAATCATCACTCTACAAGAGTGGGGATTCTTGGGGATTAACTTTTTAAGTAGTCTTAATTTTTCATTTTTTGAAGGGGCAGTAAGACTAACAGGTCCACTACTATTTAACAGCATATCTTACTATCAGTCTACAAACCTTCAAGAGGTACAGAACATATCAGAAAGACCATGGTTTAGGGTCAGGGTTTTGGGTTCATCGACTCAGCCACTCAACTGGGATTTTTGGGAAAGCCCTGCCTTTAACTGGAATAAGGTTCTTGTTTTGTCAGAAAAAAGTTATTACGGGGTAGACCCATCAGATGTTTATAAGAGTTATACTGGAACTAATAAGATAATTGTAGACGATGAAAGACCCATTAGTATTGGAGACTACTCTTATACTATTTTTACGGATGTAAACTGGAGCCAATTCGTCCAGGATCCTGTGTAATATGGTATACTTATGGATATGGATTCACTAATAGACCCAAAAACTGGTCAACCAATTGTAAAAAATGTCAGACGCCAAGTCATTGAAAAGAACTATGACTGGGGTCTTTATGTGTATAAAAAGGCAAACGGCAAGTGGTTTACAGATGGCAATGGCTCTGTGCTTAACATTCCTTCAGACAAGAACGATATTTCTAGAATGGCAGAACTAAAAAAGACTGCAATGCACTACGGAGATCCAGGAGATGGTACATGCGTATTTGTTCCAGGATTAACCAGAGTGTCAGAAGAAGAGTACTCAGAACAAGTTGATAGACTAAACGCTGGACTTATTCCTTCTCTAAATGACCTTGGTGCAGTTCAGGCAGCAAAAGATACTATTGCTAAGTATGGAGACGAGGACTAATTATGGAATATAATGAGTACGAAATTGGTGCAAGAATTGATGATGCAATAAAGAAAGATGACACATTTTCAAAGTCTGATCCATTCAATGGTAATTGGGACACACTAAAGTCTCTTGACGGACTAGAGGCAAATTTTAAAAGACGCATTAGTAGATCTGCAACCAAGATGGTTGAGCCAACAACACAGTATACAACTGCAGCACTTGCTGGAAAAAGCGGTATTGATGGAGCACAATCAAAAGAGATTAACCCAGGCCTAGTATATGTAAACGGCTACGGAATGTTCGATGTTATTACACCACCATGGAACCTTTACGAATTAGCAAACTACTATGACACATCATTTGCAAACCACGCAGCAATTGATGCCAAGGTAGAGAATATTGTAGGTCTTGGATATGAGTTTAAGGTTTCTCAAAGAACAATGATGAGACTTGAATCATCAGAAGATAACAGCGCAACACAGAAAGCAAGAAAGAGAATTGAAAGAACAAAGATTGAGGCAAGAGATTGGCTAGAGTCACTTAATGATGATGACTCATTTACTGCAACTATGGAAAAGGTTTACACAGACTTACAGTCAACTGGAAATGGTTACCTTGAAATTGGCAGAACCACTCGTGGAGAAATTGGATACGTTGGACATATACCAGCGACAACAATGAGAGTAAGAAGAATCAAAGACGGCTATGTTCAGATTATTGGAAATAAGATTGTCTACTTCCGCAACTTCGGAGCAAAGAATCCAAACCCACTAACAACAGATGCTAGACCAAACGAGATTATTCACTTTAAGCAGTACTCACCTCTGAACACATTCTACGGAGTGCCAGACATTATGTCGGCTATCAACTCATTACATGGAGACTCACTTGCCTCACAATATAACATCGACTACTTTGCAAACAAGGCAGTTCCAAGATACGTTGTAACCTTAAAGGGTGCAAAACTTTCTGGAGATGCAGAAGACAAGATGTTCCGATTCTTGCAGACAAATCTCAGAGGGCAGTCACACAGAACGCTATATATTCCACTTCCAGGTGATAGCGAAAACAACAAAGTCGAATTCAAGATGGAACCCATCGAAGACGGTATACAGGACGGCTCATTTAAAGAGTATCGTAAACAAAACCGTGATGATATCCTGGTAGCACATCAGGTACCACTATCTAAACTTGGAGGTGGCGATTCTGGATCTATAGCAGCAGCACTTGCACAGGATCGTACCTTTAAGGAGCAGGTTGCAAGACCAGCACAGAGACAACTTGAAAAAATGATCAACAAGATTATTCGTGAAAAGACAGATATCATTGAGTTTGTATTTAACGAGTTGACATTGACAGATGAAATTGCACAGTCTCAAATCCTTGAGCGTTATGTTAAGAATCAGATCATGACTCCTAACGAGGCAAGAGTTGTTTTGGATATGCCACAAAGAGATGGTGGCGATGAGGTCTTAGACCTTAAACCAACCACGGCAGCAGAAGCAACAACAACAAGGGCAAGAGACTCTGAGAGAACGAATAACAACTCCGACAGCAGTTCAACAGTTGCTGGAAGAGCCCCAAAGGGAGAGGGAAGAAAAACCCCTTAATGTCCAATATGTCCACATTGTGATATATGTATAAAAGGGGCTTATAATATGATAGTGACTAATATATCTAAAGCCCGTTGGAATTCAGACGGGGAAAATTTACGTCTTTCCATGCCACTTACTAAGGTGGACAAGGAGCGTCGAATCGTTTCTGGATTTGCATCTTTAGACAATGTCGATAAGCAAGATGATATCGTAACAGCAGAAGCATCAATGGATGCATTTGCAAAATTCCGAGGGAACATCAGAGAAATGCATCAACCATTAGCAGTAGGTAAGATGGTTTCATTTAAAGCAGATAAGTATTTTGATCCAGACTCAAAGAAGTTTTATAACGGTGTATTCGTATCAGCATATGTTTCAAAGGGTGCACAAGATACTTGGGAAAAGGTTCTAGATGGAACACTAACTGGTTTTTCCATTGGTGGACGAATGAACAAGTGGGATGATGGATTTGATGAGAAGTCAGATAAGGCAATTAGAATTATTAAACAATATGATTTGATTGAGTTGAGTCTTGTAGATTCCCCAGCAAATCAGTTTGCAAACATTGTATCTGTTGAGAAAGTTGATGGAGTAGATGTTATTAAGGGCGATGAAACAGTTTTAGAAAATGTTTTTTACGATAAGGAATCGGGACTTGTTATGGTTTCAGAAAATGAGTCAGAGTTAAGTCCAACTACTGGCGAGCAAATGGCAAATATAGGTTTCGTTGAAAAAACGGATAACGAAAAGATAGACATGATAAAATTCTTAGTTGATAGTGCTAAAGGCATTAATACTTCTAAGATTAACAAGGAGGTACAACCTATGACAAAATCAAAAACACAAGTTGAAAAGACAGACGTAATTGAAGATGTTGTGGTCGCTCCAGAGGCAGTTGCAGAAGTTGCTGAAGAAATTGCCAAGGCAGAAGAGGTTGAGGC